TGATGCCATGATGGTTGCGGCACAAGCTGAGATGCAAAAAGCACAAGCACAGAACAATAAGAACTCATTAGAAGCTGAGAAAATTAAGTTGGACATGATGATTCGTGAACAGCAAAACCAAATGAAAATGCAAGAACAACAACTAGAATTGCAACAAGCTCAGTTTAAATTACAACAAGACCAAGAAAGGTTGCAGCTTGAAACTATGGTTAAAGAAGCTGAGTTTAATCTTAAAGCGCAAGAGTTAGAAAGAAAGGTTACAAAAGACCAAAGAGACTATGCGTTAGATGTTGCAGAGTTACAGCAAAAACAAGAAACGCAAGATAGAGAAAACCAAGCAATGGACAACCAAGAAACAGGGGTTGTGATCTTAGCAACTTCTGAAGATTAAAAAATAGTGTATAATCTAAAAAAACTGTACGCGACAGATTCGCGATAATTAATATCCGAGGGGATAAAAGCCATGAGTGAACAAGAAGCACAAGCAGATGAAGAGTTGGTAGAAGAAATTGTTGAAGAACAAGAAACCGACCTTGTAGAAGAACTGGATACTGCACCAGAAGAAAAAGAAGAAGTAACGGAGCCTGAAGAACCAAAGGTTGATTACAATAAAGTAATTGCACAAAAAGCCTTTGAAAGTCGTGAGCATAAAAGAGAGGCTGAGTCTTTAAGACAAGAGTTAGCAGCTATAAAAGAAAGAGAAGCGATTTTAAAGGAGCCGATGATTTTACCTGTTCCCGATCAGTATGATGATAATTATGCTGAACAAATGGAAGCTAGGGACAAGTCTATACAAGAAAAAGCTCAATATGATGCTAGCCAACGGGTACGAGCAGAACATGCAGAGTATCAAAGACAGCAGCAGAATCAAGAGCAAATAAACCAAGTAAATGAAAGAGGCAATAAGTACAAAGAAAACTCAATAAAACTAGGCGTAGACCAAGCACAACTAGGTGAAGCAGCAAATATTGTTGCTAACTACGGTATTCGTCAAGATGTAGCAATGGAGCTATTAAGTGAAGAACAAGGGCCATTAATCACAATGTATCTTGCTCAGAACCCACAAGCTTTAGATGCTATTAACACTGCAAACGCTATCTCATTAGGTAATGTTTGGAATGATATTAAAACCAAAGCCTCTAGTTTACAAACAAAAACAACGTCAACACCAGATCCGGTGGAGACACAACGAGGTTCCGGCGTACCCGCTAAAGATAGAGGGCCAACTGGAGCTACTTATACTTAGAACAAAAGGAAAAGTCACTCATGGCTAATGATTTTAGTAGTAACTTTACGCGACAATTAGCTCGCGTATTCTTGGAAAAATTCGACAGTGAACGTGTATTGTCTAAAAATGTTAACACTCAGTTATTGCAAGGTAAGTTTAACCCTGCAACTGGTGATAATGTAGACTTTAAACGTCCTACTGATTATGTTTCAGTACGTACTGCAACTGGTGATGTATCAGGCGAAACTGCTGATCCAATTATCACTGGTAAAGCAACAGGTACTGTTCAACCTTACTTCACATCTTTCGTTGACTACGATGAAGCTGATGAAGCATTAAAAATGGATCAACTAGACCAATTGCTTGCACCTATGGCAACACGTTTAAAAACTGATTTTGAGTTAGATTTTGCTGACTTTATGATGAAAAACACTGGCCTTGTTGCTGGTACTGTTGGTACAGGTGTTACTAAATGGGATCACATAGCAGAAGCAGGTAGTTTACTTGCATCTACTGGTGTACCTCAAGATGGCGGCTGGTGTTATGCGGTTAATCCGTACACACAACGTGCATTAGCTTCTGAGCAGCGTTCTTTAGGTGTTAATCCTGAAGTATCATCTGCGAACTCAAGAGCAACTATTGCAGAAAACTTTGCTGGTATGAAAGTAATGTCAGCTACAACACTGTCAACGTACACAACTGGCGCTGGTGCTGATCGTGTAGGTGCTATTGTATCGTCTGCTCCAACAGCAACATACTCTGCCGCTAGAAACACAATGACACAATCAATTCAAGTCACTGGTTTTCAAGCAAACTTGGTAGTGGCTGCTGGTGAAACTCTAACTGTTACAGGTCGTAACCGTTTGAACCTTTCAACACGAGAAATGATTCTTGATGAAACAGGTGCATCTATCTTGTTCTCAGGAACAGTAACTTCATCAGTAACTTTAAACGGTTCTGGTGTTGGTACATTGGTTATTACTGGCCCTGCTATCTTTGAAGCAACAGGTGCTTATAACACTGTTGATTCTGCATTAGCGATTGGTGATGTAGTGACACTAGGTGGGGCGGCTTCTAAAGTCATTCAACCTAACTTGTTCTGGCATAAACAAGCGTTCTCAGTAGGTTCAGTACCTATTAAGAAACTTTACAGCACTGATACTGTTGCAACTACAGAAGATGGTTTGCAATTCCGTATTAGTCGTGGTTCTTCATTCCTAAACAACGAGCAAAAAGTGCGTATTGATTTCCGCCCTGCTTATGGTGTTATGAACCCGTTCTTTGCTGGTCAAGGTTTCGGTAGAGCTTAAATAGATTGGGGCGGCTTCGGCTGCCCCTTTTTTTATTATAAGGAAACAATGTCATGGAATTAATGAAAACTAAACCAAAAGCAAAAGCAAAAAAAAAAGACCTACCAAATACTAACGGTTTGTTTGTAATGTCTAAGCCAAGCGGTGCAGAATTAGAAGTAAACCCAGATAGCGTAGAACACGCATTATCTATAGGATGGAAACATAAATAATGGCTACTGTTGCTCAAGTTGCAAGATCATCACTGCAAAGAATTTTAGTACAAGCAAGCGAGGCTGAATTAGAGCCTGACGAGTACCAAGACTTTATCTTTGCTATGAATAATTTTATGCTGGCGTTAGATGCTGATGGAGTAACATTAGGTTACACAGAAGTCGCTAACTTAGGCGATGAAGTTACTATTCCAACGGGCGCTTTACGTGGCCTTATAGCAAACATGGCTATAGAAGTATCGCCTGACTATAACGGAACAATAAGCCAAGGTTTAATTGTTGCTGCTACAGAAGGCATGAAAGTCATGCGAAAAATAGGACAACGTATACCTACTTCTTTTATGCCATCTACATTATCTGTTGGATCAGGAAACGAAAGTGATGATCAAGGCTTAACGAGCAATTTCTATCCTAATAGACAAGCAGAAATATTAGCTGAGACAACGGGCGCTATTGGTTTAGAGCAAAACACGAACACAACAACATAGGTACATATCAATGAGCTATAGAGCAAACGGACGTAAAAAGTCTTTATTCCCTGCACAAACTACCGTCCTTACAAATGCAAGCATGGACTATTTTGTTAACGGTGTTAACTATAAAATACCTTACTCAAACTTTGTAGCTGGTTTAGGAGTTACAGGCTCTATAGTACAAGATGGGGCAACTAGTGGCGTTCCTGTATTAAACACGCAAGGCAGCGTTAATAACATTAGAAACTTAGAGCCAGCCGCAGGTATCAGCGCCAGCATATCAGCAGAAGATGGCATTACGCTCAAACATAACTTCACACAAGATACAACTGGTTCGCCAGTGTTAGTGAACCCTACAGCTACATCACCTGCTATAGCTTCTATAGTAGCGGGTAGCGGTATTAGTGTAACAGCCGCTTCTAACAATATAACGATTGCTGCATCTGGTACAGCTAAACCTAGCAAGCAAGTTTTAATTAGTGTTGTGGGAGACCTACCTACTGCTGTAGCAGATGTTATTACTTTGGTAACAAATACAGAATATTTAATCTTACAAGATATTAGTATTGGCGCTAATCGAATAGCTATGTCAGAAGGCACTGTGCTAGCGAGCCTTGACAATACATTGGTTACTATTACCTATACGGGTACTGGTGACATGATAACTTCAGGTGATAAAAACTTTGTTGTTAAAGATATAGCCCTTGCCTGTGCCAACGGCAGAGCATTTAAAATAACGGATACCGCTGCTAAAACAATAGGGTTGCGTAACATTACTATTACTACTTGCACAAAAGTAGGTAGCTTTGTTTCTACCGCTAGTGATTACACTTTAAATAATGTAAACAGCTTAATTACAGCAACTACTGGCATGGAATTTAGTGGGGTGTTTAGTCGGTTTATTCATACACAATCTACCGTTAATTTATCAGCAGGCGCTGTTTACAGTTTAGCAACAGCTACGTTTAAGTCTTTTATCAGTGACGAGATAGCATCAACATTAGCTGCTAGCACAAAACTATTAACAGGGGCTGCTAGCTCTGCGAACATTGTAGCTGGTCAATTAGGTGTAGTAATTGCACCTTTTTTACAAGGGGCTGGCGCATCTGCACCATTGACAACTATTGCACCTACAGACACAAGATGGAATTTTACAGGCGCAAATACAATTGCTGATACTAGGACTTCAGGCTTAGTGTCAATGCAGGGCAACTCTACTAATACTGTTATTGCATCAGCGGGTACGCCTGTTCTTGTTGCAGGTACATGGGTAGTTGGCTCTACAAGTCAAATGACAGGAACAACAGGCGGAAAAATTACTTATGATGGTGCAAAAGGCATACACGCCTCTGTAAGCGCTAAAATATCTGTAGAGCCAGTAAGTGGCGGCTCTGTTGATATATCGGCACAGGTGTCCATTAACGGCTCTTTAGTAGCTAACTCTGTTGCTATTGGCAGTGCGGCTGCAAACTCACCTAGCTCTATTACAGTTATATGGGCGCAAGAATTAGCAGCAACAAATTATGTAGAAATATTTATATCTAATTTAGATTCTACCGTTGACCTGCTATCTACTAGCGCTGTTGTGAGTATTAACTAATGCCTAGAGCGATATTGAAAATTGCTAATGGTTTTTATATGTCAGATTCCTTGCCAATATCAGCGCAGGAATGTACTAATTTTTACCCCAACATAATAACTGCTGCTCCAGCTTTATCAACAGAAACACTGTTTGGTACGGCTGGCTCTACACAGTTAGCAACCAGTGGCGTTATATTGCAACAAAATAGAGGCAGCCACACAATGGCTGGCGTAGCTTACTTTGTTAATGGCAATGCAATATATAGACTGAGCGCTGACAATACCTTATCTAATTTAGGTGAGATAACAGGTTCAGGCCGAGTATCAATGGCTGATAACGGCACACAATTATTTATATTAGTCCCCAACGGTGAGGGCTTTATCTTAACGGACAACCCTCCTGTATTAACAAAAATTACTGATGCTGATTTTAAAGCAAATGGTAACCCTCAGTACGTAGTGTTTATAGATGGTTATTTTGCCCTTACTACAGATTCTAAAAAGTTTATTGTTTCAGCCATTAATAACGGTTTAAGTTATAACGCTTTGGACTTTGGAACAGCAGAAGCCGATCCAGATAAAATAGTGGCTCCCGTTGTATTTAATAACCAATTATTTATTGCGGGTAGTGAGACTACAGAAGCATTTCAAAACCAAGGCGGAACAGGCTTTCCGTTCCAAAGGTCAGGCTTGTTTTTAGCTAAAGGTGTTAAAGCACCTTTGTCTATTGTCAATTCTAGTGACACTTTTATGTTTATCGGCGGCGGAGAAAATGAGTCACCTGCTATCTGGGCATACCAAGGCAATAGCTACATTAAAATTAGCACAACCGCTATAGATTCTATTTTATCTTCTACAGCAGAAGCTGATGTTGTAAGTGCTTTTGCTTGGTCTTACGCTCAAGATGGCGCTTATTTTGTAGGCTTTTCACTGCCTAACACTACGCTGGTATTTGACACTATTAGTGGTCGCTGGCATGAAAGAAAATCCAATGTTAATGGCGATACTATTCGGTCAAGAATAAACTCAGTTACCTCTGCTTACGGGTTGATTTTAGTGGGTGATTCGCAGGATGGTCGTATAGGTTCTTTATCGACAGAAGTTTATACAGAGTATGGCAACAACATTGTTAGACGTATTGCTACACAGCCATTTCAAAACAACATGGAGTCATTCACTGTCCCATCGTTAGAATTGACTATGGAAGCTGGGGTAGGTAATGAAGCGGTTGTTGATCCACAGATCATGATGGATCGAAGTACAGATGGCGGCAAAACCTTTGTTGATCAACGCATACGTTCTATAGGAAAAATAGGCGAGTACAACAAAAGAACCATCTGGCGTAGAAATGGACGAGCAGCAAGGTTTGAAATTTTTCGCTTTACTTTATCAGATGCGGTTAAACCCGTGATTATTCAATTAACAGCGGATATGATGAAATGATAGAAAATAGTTGGCCTATAGTAGAAAGCACATTTCACAGTAAAGCAAGCTATGTTAGCAGTGCAGCAACTGCCACAGCTTCCGCGTTGACTTTTACAGAAACTATCTCTGCGCTTGGATTGCTTGCTTCTCTAGTTATTGCTATCTTTACAGCTTGGAGCAACCATAAAAAAAATATTGCTGCTATTGAATTAAGCAAAAGTCAAATACAAAAACATAAAGGCGATACATGAGACTAAACGCTGCACAACCTATTGTTAACGACAACGGAGAGATGCAACAAACTTTTCGTAGCTGGGCATTAGAGGCTTCAAACAATATGCCTATTATTGGTACTGGCTCACCAGAAGGCATTGTTAGCGCTGCACAATACAGCTTGTATATTGACGAGACTACACCGTTAAGTCCTGTTCAATATAGGAAGATGCTTAGTGAGGTTGGTGGCAACAGATTAAAAGGATGGGCTGCTCTATGAAAGTAGAAAGAACATTCGACTATGACTTGATTATGAGCATAGCGGCTATGCCAGAGTTTGATGTTTGTATTGAAGATGGAATGACCCTTGATAGATATGAACCAAGCAAATCCAGCGCATGGTTACTGGTAACTGATAATAATGATATAATAAGCCTAACACAGCTAAAACCGTTAAATTCTATTACTTTAGAAGCTCATCCGCAGATTATAGCAAAACACAGGTCAAAATATAACAAAGTAGTTATGTATGAAATGTATAAATGGGTTTTAGAATTTGCTAGTCAGTATAAAAAAATTAATGCAGAGATACCTGTGATCTAT